AGCAAGTTACTGTTAAAAATGTCCCCAGCGGCCAGCCAATACCCTTAAATGCCCTAATGAGCGAGCCATCCGTAATGCAGGACATTGAAACGGGCGGTTTCGTTAATCATACATCCTTTGATGTGAAGTTTTTAAGGACGGATTCGGTGGCCAATCCTGGACTTATCGCTTTTGGCAATATTATCACCTTTGCAAATAACCAATACCGCATTATGTCGGTAACGGATCGTCCTCCATCCGCTTGGATTATCTGTAAGGTTCAAACCAAGGTGCAATGAGCAGAGCAGGACGAAATAACAATTCAAATCCTTATTCTGGTAGCGCCAAAGTAAAGATTTTGCAGGGTAGGTTGCGGGTATCGATGAAATTTGATACCAAGCGTTTTCAGAATCTGATTGGATTATACTCGATTTTGCTAAAGCGGGATTTGAAAGAAGTGATTAGGGAGCAGGGGAATCTATTCTGTAAGGATATGATTAGATTCTCTCCACCATTTTCAGGGATTGGTCCACAAGCAAGTCCAGATGGATATGGTTTTGATGGAAAGGCGAAAAAGCAGGGAATGAACGCTGTGGATAGGGATGTAAGGAAAATCTTTGCTCCGATTGCCCAAGCAAAGGCAGGACAGGTGGCCAGATATGGCAACTTGGCAATCTTCCAATCTTGGATTCGTGAGAAGTTAAAATTGCCATTACCTCGTTATCCTAAAGCCGTGTTTAATAAACATGCTAAAGCTGGCTGGTTTAATCAAACAGATTTTGAAAACTTCAGAAAATCACAAAAGAAATCTGTTGAAAAAGCAAGATTCGTTTTGGGAACAAGTGAAGGAACGATTAAATCAATTCACGAAAAAATTCGAGGAAAGCCACGATACCGAGTAACAAAAGGCAAAATCGATGGCATTTATTTTGTTGATGATTTTAAGGTTGTCGAAAGATATATTAAGAGGGTTCAAGCAAGGGTCGGCAAATTGAAATCTGGCTGGTATTGGGCTGGAGTAAAACTCGGAAAAATGCGAACAAGCTTTTTACAAACCCTGCCGATTGATCGAATGATTTTCGTTAATCGTCTTGAGGAAAATAATCCTAATATACGCATTGGGTCTAAAGAAATGGCAACCGTCCTTCCTCAATCCTGGAGCTGGCTAAAGATGGCCAAAGACCATAGAGATTTTGCAATTAGAAATAGGGTTTCCCATCTGATTGCGAGCAATAGCAACAAGAAAAACTTAACGGCAGTTATCGCGCATATGCGAACCAATCCTTACAAACAACTTACCAACAAATGACAACTCCTTCATTTTATAGTTTTAGAAGCATCCTTGAGGATAAGATTGTTTCTTATCTGCAAAGCAAGATGCAGGACATAGAAATCCACAAGGGCATTACAGATGAGATTCGTGTTATCCCAATTATCATTTGTCATGCTGAATCCAGCCAAGCCGTTTCCGACCTTGGATCTAACACCCTCGGCAATTATACGGCCAACCTAAAGATTTACATTTACAGCTCGGCAGATGACGAAACGCTGGAAGCCCACCGAAATAGGGTCATCAGCGTTATCGGTTATTTAAGGGATGTTCCTGGCATACAGGCCACATTTAATCCCACGACCGATGGCCAATTATACTCGATGTGGATTAACAATGATGAAGAGGGTATGTCCCAGAGAAGGTATGGAAATTCGTTAGAATATACGGTTTGGGGTGTGCTTCCTACCCAACCTTGACATACGGCTAAAATCATAAACCTATGGCAAACACATCAGAAGATTTTGGTATAGCACACTTTTTCGGCCTCCGTGGCACGGCGACCTATATGACCGTTCAATCGGATGACATTTCTAATACCTTCAAATTAGATGTCGAAGTTGCCGACGAGCAAGGTAAGATTATCACCAATCGTCTCGATGATCGTTATCTCGAAGTATCTTTAGAAGGTGTATTATTGGCGACAGCAACTCTCCCAAGCATTGGTGATACATTCTCCTGGAATAGTGTAAACTATATCCTCAAGTCTATCGACGACAAGGGAACCAATAAAGATTTCCGTAAGGTATCTGTTAAGGGAGTAAAATACCAAGAGATTGCTTAATCTCTCGGCATCCTTACACGATGGATGCTCGATACATAAATGCAGTTTCTGTCTTGCCCAAACAAAACAAGGTTTGTGGCAGGACAATTCTGCCTTTCTGCCTACGGCATCGAATCGCTTTAGAGGCAATTAAATCCCCTTTCCTTAATCCTAATGCCACGAAGTTTAACCCTGTCGATGTCATCAATGCAGTAAAGATTCTTTCGACATATGACAAAGAGGATATGGTTAAACCATTATCCTTGCGGGATAAATACCACCTTCTCTTGCTCGTCTTTAGCGTAAAGAAAATGGTTAAATCGGTAGGGACAATTATGGGAATTATGAATATTTCCTGTTCCTATCCGAAAACTTGGGATAAAAAACAAGGCACAAAAAACAATGTCCCTTGGGTGCTTGGCTGCGTTTCCAATCTGGTAAGGAATGGTTGCACGATGGAAGAAGCTTGGACGATGCCCGAAGGTGAAGCGATCTGGATGGCCTTATCCCATTCCATTTACGAAGGTGCTAAAATCGACATTCTGACTACGGATGAAGAAAAGGAATTGGAATCATTCCACGACAGGGTTAATGCCTACAAAAAGAAAATGAACATCAACTAATATGGCCGATTTACAAATAGACATTGGAGCGAACCTTGACGGCTTGCGTAAGGCGATGGGTGAGGCGGGTCGTATGATTGACGAGATTGATAAGAAAACCAAGGGACAATCGAAATCTGGGGCACCAGAGAAAACAGCCGAGCAGAAGTTAATTGATTTCTCAAAGAAGGATTTCACCAGCCCAGAGGGTATTGCAACGATGATTGGTGGTAAACTTCTTGGTGCAATTACTATTATTGGTATAGCAATAGCTGGCTTAATAAAACAAGGTTATGATTTAATTAAAAGATATGCCGATGAGGCAAGGGAATTGGTAAATCTTTCCAGAGCGATGAATCTCACAACCCAAGAGATTCAAAAATTGAAAGGTGCGGCAATTGCTTCTGGTCTTGGTATGCAAACTTTAGCAAAAGCCAATGCCGAATTTAATAAGCGGGCTGGTGAAGCATCCTTGAAAGGTGGAGATTTTTTAGCCACGATTCAGCGTCTTGGTGTAAACTTAAATGACATCAAAAACAAAACTGTTAAATTTGATGATGTAATAAAATTATTACAAAAGGCACATTTGGCTGGAACAGATGCTGCCACAATGAATACGCTGGCCAACTCTTTGCTTGGTTCAAGTTACCAAGAATTGTTACCATTGATTAACAGATCGTCTGATGCTATGAAAGATTATGGTGATAGGATGTTTACAAATACAAATATTGCCAATAAAGCATTAGAGCGTTTTTCAAATAATTGGGATATATTTTGGAATAATATTGGGGTCGTTTTTATGGAAGCGCTTGGAAGGTCTTTGGATAATTTTTACAAAGGAATGGATAAAATTGGTGAATTTTTTGAAAAACATCCATTTTTGAAAAAAATGGCGATGCTTGCATTACCATCAAGCGTTTCAAGTGCTATTATGGTTAATGAAGTTTTAACAGGTAAGAGCAAGGAAACGCCTGTTGAACCAGGAGAGAAAATAGATCTTCCAATGATGCAAGCCGCTTTAGGCGCTAACACTTTACAACAAATGGGTGGTGGTGATATATTCGGCGCTGTCGGCTGGTCGCCTATGCAGAAAATGGCCGATGATACAGCAGCAATTAAAACTTTCGCACAGCAAACAGCCCAAAACACAGGAAGGGTTTCCGAGAATACCCCAACAAATTATTCTCCAGCACCAAATATGAACGATAAATAATTATGCCCGAACCATTACCAATTATTGAATACGGAAACGATCTAACAAATCCAATCCTGCAAAGCGGATGGACATTTGAAACCGATGGCTTTGGCCTTATTCAGTCACAATGCAAATTCAAATGGTCGCTTGGTAATTGCATCAATGAATTTCCAGGAACGCAGTTTAGCCGTGGTGCTTCACATCCATTGGCTTCTGGCGGTGGACCATCATCAAGGTTTGCCAATTTGAAGTTATGGAAATCAAGTTATGTCGTCGAGAAGAATGGCATAGCAACGGTTACGGCAGATTACATTGGCGTAGATAATGAATATCCTGGTGTTACATCACTTGGTGAAGGTGTTTACGCAACACTTCCTCAATGCTCCGTATCTGGAAGCTGCTCAACCGAGGATATTACCCACCACCCGAATTTCTTAAAATTAAATGTAACCAATGGTGGGTTCCTAAATGTTTTAGCCATTTATCCAGACGATAAAGATAATGGATATACTCCTTATCGGGTTCCAGCTGATAGCGGTGTTATTAAAAATCCTAATCGTGTATTATGGCAACCAAGAGTAAGGTCTGGTGGTGCCCAATCTGGTTGGGAATTTGTAGATTTCTTACCCGCTCAACCGAAAGAAAGCGAAAGCGATAAAAACAATCAAAACATTAAGGCGGGCGTTAAATCCTATTATCGTGGTATGCCTTCTATTAAGGTAACGATGTATATATCTGGTTATACGGAAGCATCGGCTTTGGCTGGTGCTATGAACCTTGTTTCATTAACAGGTTGGGTAAATGATGGAAGCGCTTTTAACCTTCCAAATAATATCAAGGCATTGGCAACTCCTGGGGTCTATGACGGAAGTTTTATATATTCAGAAGAATGGACGGCAAAGATCCATCGCAATTTCCTAATCACCAATGTCGGTGTTGAGCAGTATGGTAAGACATTCAAGGTGGTCGCAGATTTGGCCATCTCTGGTATTGGTGGATGGGATAAAGACATTTATCCAATCTACGAATCATCGTGAGCATACCTTTAAGACGAATTGAAAGCGGGATTCAAACTGCCAAGACGGGCGTAAACTCGTCTGGTTTGCTTTACAATGCTACATCATCTGGGACGACTTATTCGCAGGGTCGTAATGTGCCGTTGATTCAAGATACTGAAATAACTCATCCATTTAAGGTTAGTCTTTACCAAAAAGAAGATGGCTGGTATGCAAATATTGTTCCAGGAACGATTAACTCTCTTGTGCCTTTGATTGGCAATTCCTCTGGAGCAGATGGTCTAATGACATCTCCAACGAAACCAGAATTGAAATTAGTATTTAGTAACAATCAATCGTTTATCTATATTAAAGCTGGCAATGCTGGATTCACTTGGCCAGATGATAATTTCGGTAATGTTCAATATCCAAGAATACCTTCTGGGAATGATACTCAAAGTAAACCAAGTGATTCCGATAATTATGCATATTTCTTAATTGCAACCATTTCAAAAAATCCAGACACGGAACAAGTTTATATAAGTCAATTTATTCAAAAAATAATTTGGTCAGAAAGACATAAATTTACTGAACCAAATTCCGCTTATTATATTTATTGGACGCTTTGATATATGGCACAAGAAATACCCTGTCCACAAAGAGGAAGAAGGTTTTATAGTGTTCAAGGGTTTGATAATCCAATTGAATACGATGTTCCAAGGATTTATAATTTGGTTCCCAAGCCACCACCTTGGCCTCAAATTACAATGGAGCCGTATAATCCTGGATATGTAATCAATCCAGAAACAGGTGAATTAGAATGGACGGAATGGCCTTATGAAAGCAATCCAAGTTATCCAGGACATTTTGAAGATAAACCTATTAGGGTTTTACCATATGGCGGCGAATATAGTCATAATGCTTATACCAATAGCTCAATAGCAATAGGCATACAATCTGGAACGGCTGAAATTATAGGAACAGCAGGAAATCCAAATTTAATTGTTACATTAAATCCACCCTATGAGGGTCTTTCATTTAAGGCCAAAGATGTAGCGGAGGTATCTGTGTTTAGAGAGGGTCAATTGATTGATATAATACAAAATAGCGGAATGAACGCAACATCGCTTCCAGATATGCCTCCTAAACCGACTGATCCAAATCAAGAATGGCTATTTACATTTAATACTTATACGAAAAATTCAACATTAAATGGCCAAGAAGTAAAATGCACATTTGGAACACAACTTGATAAAGAAAATAATGGATATTTGAATGGTGTAATAAAAACAACTTCATCTGGAACAGAATATGATACAATTACAATTTCAGTAACTAATGCAGTAATCTATGGTGGTTTTTATAATTATTTTCTTTGTATTATTGTTAATCCTATAAAATTAAAATGCCAATATACAGGTTCAATTTTTGATACAAACTTGGATAGCGAAACAGTTGGCAGAGAGGATATTTATTTTGATATTTATGAAGTTGAAAATCGTGTAGAAGGAACATTGGGTAATTGGAGAATAGAATGGCAAAATAAAACCCTTGTTCCTTATTTTTCTTCATTCACAGGACAAACAACTTGGGATATTGGAAGCTCAAATTATGTCCAAAATGAAAATTATACAGCAAGGTTATGTTATAGTTATAATAGCAGTCCATCAAGTTGGCAATATGGTTCAGAATATTATTTGGCAAAACTCGAATTGTTTAATCAAATAATCGATACCGTAGTTATTTCTAATACTGATTATCTTAAATCTGGTTACACCGATTATTATTATAATTGCAAATGGACATTAAAGGAAGATGAGGAAATCAATAAACCTTGGAAAAATAACACAATTTCTTTTAAGTATTATTTCTGGAAAACTGTAATTACTACAACCTATTCAACATATACTGCTTATCCAGATTATATAACTGATCCAGATTACCCTTGGGGTGGCCGTCCAACGACAACTTATGTTAATACAATTGAGGATGGTGAAAGTATAACAAAAACTTTTGAGGAATCAGATTTTGATATAAATAGTCCAAATTATAGCCCATATTCTGTTTGGGGATTAAAGCCAGAAGGTGAATTAACAAAAACCAACTATGCTATGAAGTATAGACCGAATGAATATGAAAATCATTTCATTCAATTTACATTTTATCGTTGGGATTCCGTCCGTCAAGAATGGTATCCAGATACACAATTTGTTCCTACGCTTGGGATTCAAACATTTAAAGCTATGAAGAATGTTAATCGAACATTACAGGATAAATATGTATATTCAATGATGACTCAATTTGAATATAGAGAATTATATGGTGACCAAGCATCGCTTCCAAGTGCTTATATTGGTGATTATGTAAATTATGGTGGTTATTATGGAAATAGTTATTATGGAAATAATCTGAATTACGATAAACCAAGCCCCCAAAGTTTCCTGCCATAACCCCCCTTTGACATAGGGCTAAACCCATAAGGCAACACCCCCCTATGTCCAATACCAATGTCGTAACAATTAAGCGGGCTTCCACATTCGGGGCGGCTTGCACCTATGTCCCCGAACAAGGAGGACCAGCCGATTTAACAGGCGTAACAGTAACATCCGACATTCGGGATTCCAAGGGCAAGGTTTATACCAATACGGTGGTCGTGATTGATCCAACGCATTTCAATATCACGAATGACGATTCCTCGGCTTGGTCATTAGGGTCGGGGTATTGGGATATTAAGTTTAGCAAGAATGGGGTAGTTTTCTTCACGGAAACGGTAATCCTAAATATCATCCCTCAAGTAACAATTTCCTAATGTCATTAGAAATCACCATTCTTAACAACGGAACACCAGCTACCATTTTGGTAAATACAGGTGTTCCAGGACCTGCTGCAACAATTCAAGTTGGTTCAACGACAACGGGTGCGCCAGGAACTGATGCTTCTGTGGTCAATTCTGGAACATCTTCTTCTGCAATTTTTGATTTCACAATTCCTCGTGGCGATAAGGGTGAGCAAGGGATTCAAGGTATCCAAGGGATTCAAGGAATTAAAGGCGATAAGGGAGACCAAGGAATCCAAGGTGAGCAGGGAATTAAAGGTGACAAAGGCGACCAAGGTATC